AGATACCCAGACGTGTGATGGAGGAAGAGGATCCCCGAAAAATTCAGAAGCTTATGCTCAACGTAACCACCAGTGACAAGGAGGACTGGAAGTTAGGTGGAGTAGATAGTGCTGGGTTTTGGTCTAGGTGGTACCTATGGAGTTATCCCACATTTGGGGGTGTCCGTAGATTTATGAAAAAAAAGTATAGTATAACTATAGTATGAATACACTTGTTCCTATATTATTGATATTATTTCTAATTTTCATATCAGTGTCAGGATATTTACTTTACGAAAAATGGGATAAAGCGCGCAAAGAACGTAAGCGAATCAAAGACTGGGAAGATAAGGTTAACGGTAAAGAGATATTCTTTTTTGCTGATTGTGATTACAAAACGCGCATTCTAACGGAGAATCCTATTATAATTACAAAACCTATGAGTTCTAGATATACGTTTGATAAATCCATAAAGTCTATGATTTTACCATCGGGTGCTAAAGTTAAAGGATATAAGGATGATACGTATTCGGTCAGTATTACACACGGGGGACCGAAGGTGATGAGATGTATTCCAAACTCACATGAACCATTCAGATATGTCATTATATCAGACATTTAAGTTCATCAATTTTTTCAAAAAAGAGAATCATGATTTCCAAAGTTTTATAGTTATTTTCTCCTAGGAAACTTTCAATTACATCATCCAATCCAGTGAAAAACCCAGTTAATTTAAGCTCTTCTTCTTCTTGTTCCGTAAACGATTCAAGTTTATACATATAGTGTGACAATAGTGTTCGAACTTCATCAATATTTTCACCCTTCCAATTTTCAAGCATACTTTTGATCTCTTGTAAGTTAAATTCCTTTACGAGTGCATCGGATACACATCGTTTTGAAATCAGAAGTAGGTCTTTACCGGTATCCCCACCTATGTATTCTCTAAATATACTTTCAATAGGTTTCATACCTCGTATGGTAAATACGGGTTCGAAACTTGATGCATAGTAAGCTTTGGAAAAGTCGTTTATAGTTGATATGACGCTTTTAGCAGTCATCTTATCATCTTCCCAATCTCTTGGTAATTGTTTTAGATCACGCAGTCTAAACTTTTTTATGACGTATGGTTCTGTCCGCGGAATTAATCCGAATTTAAATAAACAAAGTGCAACAAGTGGCACAATCATATTACAAACTAATTCTAATTCTTTATACTTAAAAATTGTTTGAAAGTTGTTATATAGTTGTTTTCTATAAGTTTTGCGTAATCATATTCATCGTCATTCATATCATCGTATGACAAATATGCTTCACTGAATACTCGTTTAATAGTTATATCTACATTATCCAAGTAAAGAAAAAATTCAGATAGTTCATTGTCAGACATGGTATCCAATTCTAAATCAAATTTGTAATCAGAGAACCAATGTCTCGGTGCACCAACTGCATTTGTATCATATACAAGTAACCTTTTTGAAATAAATTCTTCAACTATTCCGAATGGTTGTAGACCGATTTCATCAGACAGATAAGATGAGGCCATCAAAGTATGAATGCCTCCACTTATCTTGCGAAGAAAGTTTTTTTTGATGTCGGTAATTGTGACTGACATTTTGTCTTAAAATATAAATTTTATCCACAACTTAGGTATTTAAAGTTTTTATTTGAATACTACTTATGACTGAATTCAAAGACGATTTACACGAAACAAATAAACTTATTCGAGAAGTTATTCTTCCCCACATGGTCAAGCTTGAGATGGAGATTGCATCCTTACGTAAACATGTATGGCCCTACGTCCAGGCGAGAAAGGAACAGTTTATACTTAGTGATCTTGAATCAAAACGAGATTTTTTAAAATTTTTGGATGAAGATACAGTTTTGGAGTTATTGAAACTAAAGGCAAAAATATCATCATCGAGTTTTGAACTACATAAAAGAGAATATGATCTTACAAAAAATTTTTGTTAGTATATATTAAAAAATGAAACCTGCTCTCGCCATCACATTACTTCTTTTGGCTATGATGTCGTCTGGCGTTGCAGCCTTGATTGTTTTTGCTTCCAAGGATGACGAGCCAAATGCTTCCAGTGCGGGTCCCAGTGCGGGTCCCAGTGCGGGTCCCAGTGCGGGTCCCAGTGCGGACCCTGCACCCGTAGAAGAACCATCCCCAGACAGTGAAGATACCCCTACCACGGAGGGATACAAAATTAAGTATTCGGAATTTTAAATATGTGTATACAATAAATGCTTCCTATCTTAATGATTCCCGGGGTTTCTGATCTCCTTCCATCTATCCCAGGTATGGATTTACTACCAACTACTTCAGAGATGTATAATGTGAAGACACCCCTACGTCTTTCGACAATTGGTTCATTTGTTTGTTGTATGTTTATGTTTGTCAATGTGATTCAAAAGTTGGGTCCTCTCCCCAAGGGTCCACCACCAATGATGGCGATGCTCCTAGGTGCTTGTGTGTGTTCTATATTTTCAACGGGACGTATAGGCTTTGATATCAAGAGGCGCCTTGCTCCAGAAAAAAAATAAAAAGGCTAAAATAAAAGATGGTTGATCCAGCAACTGCAGCTGCTGCGACAAAAGCTACAATTGAGATCGCTAGCGTGGTATTTGATAGTTCTATCGGTTGTTGCACTGCACCATGGTTTCGGGGCAGTTGTGTGAAGGGTGGCGGAACAGCTTATTGCCATAAATGTGGGTATCATTATTGTCGGTATCACTACCCTGTAAACAATTATGGTCTACAAGGTGGTCATGTTTGTTCATGAATATAAAGAATTTACTACTATGAATAGTAAATGGTCGGTAAAAATAAAAATGAAGTTTCAAGTCGTCTCACACCTGAGCAGTGTCTACAACAATCAATGGATTCTCGTGTAGATGCGATGAACAAAGCTCTTGGGGGTGAGAGGGTTCGTTACAGGTCTTCGAGAAACCCAGATAGTTTTGTATCCTTTTTGGAGGGTCGTCTAGAGATTTGGGATGAAGTGAAGGATAAAACCTTCCACGGTACAAGGATGTATGAGAAGACTAAGGAAATCCTCGGGTCAAAAAGATTTGGGGTTGAATAGAAAATAAAGAAAATTCAGTGTGTATACACTCGCGTAAAATTGGTACTTTGATACTATCAATTTTACGAGACAGTTTTGCTTTTCGTTTAGACATTATCTTAACTTCCATCGGTTATGATTTCACTTAGGCGATCGAGTTCCCGCCCCTTTCGTGTCATCTCATTTTTTAGTTCTTTGATTCGTTCTTTCATTACGTTATCCATTTCATTTTCATTTAAGTGAACATTTTCGAATATAACATCATAACACGAGTGGTGAAGTATATCTGTCATTAGAATTTTCCATTCATCGTTTACATTTGATCTGAGACGAACTGTCAGATAATACGAGTGTGTTCCGGGATCTATTTGGAGTGTTGAGGTTGACAAGCGTTCGGGTATCATAAGATTAAGTAAATTTTTGGGGTGTTGGTAATTTGTTTTGAAATTTAATACACGGATGTCGTTTGTAACTTTTTTTATTAGGTTATAACGATGAAGAGCGGGTCGTATTACCATGGTTTGGGGTAGTTTATCACTCTGTGTAACATCCATAGTCACTGTATTACCGAATATACCTATCCCACAACCACTAACATTGGTGGCTATACTCTTGACAGTTATTTCAATTTCATATTTTGTAAAGTTTGCGAATATTACGTTTGTTAGGGTTGTTTCCCTCATTTTGGAATATTTATTACGTTTTAGTAGGGTACATCCACCCAAATGTCTCATTGTTGGACCTTTACAAAAGCAAGGGGTTTTATTGAGATTCTTTTTCTTTTTGTAGTAGTCGTGTAAAAATGAACGCAATGTTGGGTCAATTGGTCTGTACCATTTAAGGTAGTCACTGGGTGCTACCTTCATTTACAATAACGGGGATTTAATTACCGAATGCGACACCGGCCATGTACATTCCTGGAAGGTCGTTTAGAGATTTGGGATGAGCTGAAGGATAAAACCTTCCACGCTAAGGGTATGTACGAGAAGACTAAAGAAATTCTAGATTCAAAAAAATAAATACGTATTACAATTGCGTAAAAGTGGTACTTTAAGACTACCAATTTTACGGAACACTAATTAATTTAGACATCGGTGATCCACTCTTACTGTACCTATACAACCTGACCGCGTCGTCCCATTTTTTACTCTCCTTCAATAGAAGCTGTGTTTTTCGTTGCATTTTATTTGGGTCACATTCACCTCGACGCGCCCTCTGTAGGGCGCCTTTGATTGTTTTGTTGTTCTTGGTGTCTGTGTCACCTAGTAACCGATTGAGCCTAATCCGTACACGTACATCGTCAGGTTTAAGCTCCTTTAGGCGTTTCACTTCTGTTGTCAATATTGAAACCTGAACTTGTAGTGAGACTGCTTGTTTTTCAGACTTATGGAGCTTCATATTAGCTTCTACAGCCATTTTATAGCATTCTTTTGAAGTTTGCATCGCCTTTTTAATGAGGGTTTGGCTTCTAGTGTTGATACATAGAGCACTTTTGATTACAGAGGCTGTTCTAGTACGTGACGATTTCACCATGTTTACTTAAAAATGTGAGGGGCTCAATATCACTTAGGTTTAATTACCGAATGCGACACCGGCCATACCATTCTTGACACGGAGGATATTGTAGTTCACTGCATAAACGCGGTGAAGTGCGTTGCCACCCGTTGGTCCAACAATCGAGAGTTTGGCATTGTCGATGCGCGAGAAGTTTAGGGTTCCAGAGGGCTGCATCTTGCTCAAGTTGAGACAGAATGGCCATGTGAAGGTGGGGAGATCTAAGAGAACATCATCGGGAAGATCCGTGCTGTGCATTTCGGGAACGACGTTGTGGTGATACACTGGGGATGTATCTTCAAATAGAGCAACGCCATTGATGTAAAGAGAAGACTTTGTAAACGTGAACTCGGAGTCCCAGTTGGAAGATGTAGCATTTCCTGATACGAGGTGAAGAGATTTCACGGGGTGGTTAAAGTAACTGAGATCCACATCGGTGTCTGTATTAGTGGCTGGCTGGTATTGTGTTTGGGTAAAAAGGATTTCATGATCATTCTCTGTAAAGAATTTACGTTCATCTGTATCTAAGTAGATGTAGTTACCATATACCTTTGGTGTTCCATCGGGGGTGTACCCATCACGGCATTTGATGCGAACTTCAACTTCATGATACTGGAGAGCAACGAGAGGAAGGGATTTAGTCCAATCTTCACCAAAGAAGAAGGGAATCATGTAATGATTTCCACCGTGGTTGGTTTTTTGGGTGTTAGTGGTGACAGTCGAAGAAGCCTTTGCTGCATTGTCACGGAGAAGGGGGTTGTGAACACCCTGAATAAAAAGGGAGTCGAGCGTGCACACCATTTGTCCACCGATCCACAACTGGAATTCGGTTGGAGACGATGCATTTCCTGAAAATAACCCGTTACTGTTATTGTCAATACCAGCGATATTGTCGTCTTCAATCCATATGTAGCTCATGAGGTCACCCTTGGAGCGGATGGGGATAGTGACTTCGTTATTCGCACCGAATGTGCCGATGTAATCTAAGCGCTCTGGCTTCATGGCAAAGTTGGTGTGTCGTTTGTAATTTTGACGGAAAAAGCTGACCTCTGGGTCTCCTGTGATATAGACATCCTGGGCACCTACCGAAACAAGTTCGATTAAAGCAGCTGACATTTATTAATAAATGATATTAAAAATCTGGCTCATAATAAACATATGGTAGTTTTTCAGGCTCTGACTTGGGAAGCTCGTGACGAAGACGACGAACATTTGATAAGTATTTTTGGTAAAACGGAAAGTGGGAAATCCATATGTGTAACTACGTCATTTACACCTTACTTTTTTATTAAACTCGATTCGAGAGTTTCAGCAAAGGAACTTTATAAAAGTATCGATGAAAAATGCCCTGAATGTGTAATTTCTTATTCGGTTATGGATTCCAAGGATGTTTGGGGGTTTCAAAATAATCAGATGTTCCGTTTTATGAAGATAGATTTTGTAAATCTCCAAACGCGTCGTCGTGTGGATTATTTTCTAAGGCGTCCACTACATTTATATTCTTCTGGACTTTTTAAAGCTAAAGTATATGAATCAAATTTGGACCCAGTTCTTCGCCTGATGCATCGAACTGGTATACAATCAACGGGATGGTTAGACACTGGTGATAAATGTATTCGCTCTCATCTGGCTAATGTAGATATTGATCTATTTTGTAATGATTGGACCACGTTGACACCCGTTAATAGGGATGACATTGCACCATTTGTAATAGCATCTTTTGATATTGAATGTAACAGTTCTACAGGTAAATTCCCGGATGCTGATGTTAATGGGGATGCGTGTTTTCAGATTGCGATTTCCCTATGTAAGTTTGGCACCGATGAGCCATACGAAAAGATATGTCTGTGTTATAAAAATACGAGTGGACCTGATGTGAGGAGTTTTGACACTGAACGGGAAATGCTCGAGGCTTTTCAGAAATATATACAAGAAAAGGATGTAGATATTATAACGGGTTGGAATATATTTGGTTTTGATCTTGAATACATATACAAACGAGCTTTTATTTGTGGGTGCAACTCTAACTTCTTCAAGCTTGGGAAGCTCAAAGATCAGAGTTGTGAAATTGTTGTGAAAAAATTGAGTTCGAGTGCTCTAGGGGACAATCTTCTGAAACTTTTCCCTATGTCCGGTCGTTTCGTTTTTGATATGTTTCACGAGGTCAAGAAGGGTTACAAGTTGGATTCTTACAGTTTGAACAATGTTTCAAAATTATACATCGGTGACCAAAAATTAGACATGTCCCCAAAGGAGATGTTTGCTCGATATCTGGAGGGTGATCCGGATAAGTTGGGTGAAGTTGCAGACTATTGTATTAAGGATACTTTACTGCCCCACAAGTTGTTGAAAAAGATGTGTATTCTTTTGAATCTTTTAGAGATGGCAAAAGCTACATGGGTTCCGTTATGTTATCTTGTGGAACGAGGGCAACAGATTAAGGTATTTAGTCAATTGACGAAGAAGGCCCGTGAAATGGGGTTTATGGTTCCAACTATTCGTTATGGTGCGATACCCGAAGAACCCTACGAGGGTGCCACGGTTCTCGACGCACAAAAGGGAGCGTATTACACTCCAATCACAGCACTGGATTTTGAAGCACTGTATCCCTCTATCATGATGGCCCATAATCTTTGTTATTCTACGTATGTCATGGATGAAAAGAATTATGGAAATGTTCCGGGTATCACATATGAAACGTTCGAAATTGGGGATCGAAAATATAAGTTTGCTCAAGGTGTGGAAAGTCTTTTACCGAGTATTCTTTTAGAGCTTAAACAATTTCGTAAAAAGGCCAAGAAAGATATGGCCGCAGCAACGGGTTCTATGAAAGAGGTCTATAATGGTAAACAATTGGCCTACAAAGTTTCGATGAACTCCGTTTACGGTTTTACGGGGGCTGGTAAGGGTATTTTACCGTGTGTTCCAATTGCTTCTACTACAACGTGTCGGGGTCGAGGTATGATTGACGAGACGAAAAAATATGTAGAAGAGAACTTCCCAGGCGCAAAGGTGAGGTACGGAGACACTGATTCGGTGATGGTTGAGTTCGATGTGGGTGATCGTAAGGGGGTGGATGCGGTTAAATACAGTTGGGAAGTTGGGGAACGCGCCGCGGAAGAATGTAGTGCCCTATTCAAGAAGCCAAACAATTTGGAGTTAGAAAAGGTATATTGGCCTTACTTTCTATACTCTAAAAAGAGATACGCCGCCAAGTTGTGGACGAAGGGAAAAGATGATCAAATGCATATGGACTATATAGACATCAAAGGTCTCCAAGTTGTTCGTAGAGACAATACACCTCATGTGAGGGAAGTGTGTAAAGAACTATTGGATGTAGTCCTCACATCAAGTGATCCCGGTCCACCCAGAGAACTTGCGAAGGAGCGAGCTATTGAACTTCTTTCGGGTGACGTTCCCCACGAAAAAATGATTTTGAGTCAATCACTATCGGACACATATAAAGTTGATGGTAAAAATGTCTCTATTACGAGTCCGGAAAGTGTGAATATTAACCAGGCACATGTTCAGGTTGTAGTAAAGATGCGAGAACGTAAACCAGGTTCGGAACCACAATCTGGTGATCGTGTTCCCTATTTACTCACAAAGACGGGAGATCCAAAAGCTAGAGCTTTCGAAAAATCGGAAGATCCGAAGTTTGTTGAAGAACATGATATTCCTGTGGATTATCACTATTATTTCCAAAACAAATTTTTAAATCCTGTGTGCGATTTACTCGAACCCTTATTTGAAAACACCAAACAGGAAATTTTTGGTGAAATCATTGATCAACACAAACCACCGAAGAAGAAAAAGGAACCCTCGTTGACTGGTATGAAAAAAGAACAATTGATTGAGGAATGTAAAAAATTAAATTTGGATGACACTGGTAAAGTATTGGATTTACGAGAACGTATTAAAGAACATAGAATTAAAAAAAGTGTTAGTGTTGAAGACGTATTTAAAAACTACGAGCTATAATAGTATAAGAGATGAGTATTCCAGATAAAATCGTTGAACTGATAGAAGAAGAACTGAATGAGAGAATGAACACACTATTTAATGAATACGCGGATACAATTTCAAAAAAGCATGGAATATCTCTCAATATTTTATTAAGGGATCTTCCAGATATATCTTCAGTTACTTTATGTAAAGGGCAAAAAAGTGACGGACGAAGATGTATGTTTAAGGCCATCCACAATGGATATTGTAGACATCACAAAGAACAAGGTGAAAAAATCAGGCAACGGGTTCTAACCAGTGAACCTGAACATACACACGGAAATGAAATAATGTTTCTTAAAAGTTGTCCAGCCTGTAATAAATATAAAGGGCTTATAGATATTAATCATATGATTAACAATGAGTAAATCTGACATTCTGCTATCATCTATAAATACATTTTACACCGAAGAGAAGAATAAAACTAAACTATTAAACATTCTAGATAAGACGACGGGAATATCTCTCCGTAATTTGGAATGGTTTATTACAAATTATGCAAAAAAACATAACACATCATACACGACCAAGGATGGTAAATTTTTCACCGTTCACTGTGCTTATAAGTCTAGCCTAGATGGATACAGTAAAAAATTATTTGACCCTTTTTGTAGGTCCACAAAATTTCCATATACAATCCCAGGAACATCTCATGAAATTCAAACGACACTTGCTCAGTTAAATTTCATCAAATGGTGTATCAAAAACAATATAATCGATTACATTAGTGATAACCGCGGATTTTTATTTAATAAGCAATTGACATAAATCCTTTTTCAAATGTGAAGGTTTGATACCCCGTATAATACATATTTAGGGAATATGTGTTTGAGGACACATCAACCGCTTGTCTGTACACCGGGTTTATAGGGGTTGTATCCAACTTTACTTCTATTGAGGTTTTGTCGGATTTAATTTCACTAAAATCAAAGTTTCCCGATGGTTCCACATTGATCGGATTCATCGAGAAACTATATGTATATATGTTCCTATAAGGTCTAGCTAATCTATTTCTTGATGGAACGAGATATTTATAATATATATGCCCCGTGTCTAAGAGATTTGGTAGTTTAAATCCATCTATAGATAATGACGTAGATTCCATTATGGGGTTAAAAATAGATTCTTGGTGTATGAAGGCTGCGTTAGATGAAAAATTGAATCTATTCTGATACGCATACGTTTCAGCATTTGACGCATTAAAACCCCATGCATCTGTTGATACATTTTCATCCTCAAATGATGTATTCCTGAGAAACCAATGTAAACATTTGACCGGAATGTTGGGTACAAGATTAGTCTTGATTGTATTTTCACCAATGACACTTATGGTAGAGGGGTGTTTTCTGACTAGATCTGTGATTAAAGTTTGTCTTTCCTTTAATAAAAAGTTTTTTTCTTCCACACTAACGGTAATCTCTTCGGTTATGATGTCAAATGAAGATATTTCTAAATTTTGGGTTGTGTTTGAGAAGAATGATTCCTTATGGAATTCCAGTTCAAATGTAAGTTTTTGTTTATACGCGGAACATAGGGGGAAGTATGGGCGATTTGGTTTATTTGAGGAATATTCATCACTGGCATATTTCCTCGAAAAGAAAAAGTGGAGGGGTATAACTATGTCGGCTTTACTTTGTGCGATCACGGGATTTGCCACGTCGGGAGTTTGATCATATCCTATATTTCTGTTTACAAGAAATCTATTGGCAACTTTCTCAGACATTTCTAAATACAGTTCATCGTATATAATTCCCCAATCGTCATGTATTTTTTCAATCTCCAGTTCGTCAACAAACATAGTGACACTTTTGAGTATGTGTCTACCCAACTGATCTGCGTAATTTTCTCCCGAACTTAGCGCTGGCATCGTGATACTCAACCACATGTTGCTCAATAAATCACCCATATTGGTTGGATTGAATTGAACTTTAACAGTTTCCCCGAATGGCCACCCAGCTATTTGTCCTTTATTGACAACTTGGTGACTTCTATGATATTTTCGAAACTCAGAGTGTTTTGGTGGAGCTTCGTAATTAAAGAAAGATTCTTCTGGGTCTTTGGAAAGCAGGTGGGTGTCCTGTTTTCCAATAGCATTGAGGGAAATCTTAGCAGCTTCACCCATACTTACTATTGTTTATATATTTTTAATATCCATTTTCCACATTGTGAGGTGACTGGTTTTCATTATACGTTCCAATTCTTCGTTTGCTTCTTTAGATTCCTTGAGGAGGGAAGCCACAGACTCTTCGGTATACTGCACAGTCTTGATGTTGAGGAGGTAGTCGTAGTTTCCCTCAATTTTTGGGAACGTCTGGGACATCTCAGCCTCCAAGTCCTTCTTCTTTTTTTTGAAGACCACCAGGTCCCCCTCTATGACCATGGAGACAAACTTGGCGCGGTGACCACACATCACAGCCCTCTTTTGTAACACATCTACAAGGTGTGCCTTTCGCTTCTTGTAGTGTTCCAAACGGAGTTCCACAAAGTCTTTGAGAATCTCTTCAGCATTCGCATACTTGTGGATGCCCCGAGTCGGGTGGAAGAGGTGCATGTTCGATGTGTGGAATGTCTTCTTCATCTTGAGGTCTTTCATCAAGTCCTTCCCAGTGTAGCCGAAGATTTCGAAATCCACATCCTCCGTAGTGCTGTTGTTCGTGTAGCTGTTGATCATCTTCTTTTCCACGAGTGTGTCCAGGTACTCCTTGTAGTCTTGGGTCCACCTCCCGGGTGGAAGCTCTGTGACTTTGAGTCTGGAACCAGTGTCCCTGTAAATACCCTCTGTGATCCAGAGACCAGCGTCATCCTTATAGACCCGTCCCTTGAAACCCCTAAACCACGGTTTCATCTCGATGAGGTCTTCACCTTCCAAAGTTCTCTTGATGTTCTCCTTGATATCTTTGGGGTTGAATGGAGGTACGTAGCAACTGAAACCCGTACCGATACCCTCCGTTCCATTCACGAGAACCATAGGTAAGGTGGGCATGTAAAAGTCTGGTTCGATGGGGCGTCCATCATCGTCGAGGTAGTTGAGAACTGCATCATCCTTGGGATCGAAGAGTTTCCGGGCCTCCTTGGTCAACTTGGTGAAGATGTACCTCGTCTGGGATGCATCCTTCCCACCCATCAACCTGGTTCCGAACTGACCACATGGTTCGAGGAGGTTGATGTTGTTGGATCCAGTGTAGTCGTTCGCCAACTTGACGATTGTATCTGCGAGGGAGACTTCACCGTGGTGGTAGGCACTCTTTTCAGCCACATAGGCTGCCAACTGTGCCACCTTCATCTCATCCTTGAGGTTCTTCTGGAAACAGGAATACATAACCTTCCGCTGAGAGGGTTTGAGACCATCGGCCACGTGGGCGATTGATCGCTTCAGGTCTGCGAGACTGAAGTTCACCAGATCCTTGTGAACAAAGTCTGTGATGTCAAGTTGCTTCACGTTTCCATAGGGAACCTCAAGTTCCGAAGCCTCCTTGGCTGTGCTGTCTAGGAGCCAGGTCTTCCGTGAATCAGCCATCTTCTTGTCAAACGCAAGAACGATCGACGTGTCAGTCATCACATCCATGTCAAACTTGACTGTGAGATCCTGAATCTTCTTGAAGTATTCCCTCGCTTCCACAGATGTTGAGGTACCCAAACCCTTGTAGTACTTGATTTTCCACCCAGCCTTCCCAGAACCATACCAGTTTCGGAAAGCTGAATCAGTGTAAAAAGACATAGTCTCTGAACCCTTGGTTGCCTTGATGATTGGGGTCACCATAGAGACGACAAACCCCAATTTGAGGAGACTTGGCCAGAAGTAGTGGATCATGTTTAGGATGAGACCCTTGATGTGGGACCCATCGTTATCTGCATCAGTCATGATCATGAGCCTCCCATAGCGGAGTTCGGACACATCCTTGTAGTCCTTACCCTGTTGGAGACCCAAAATCTTCTTGAGATCGTTGAACTCCTGGTTCGATGAGAGTTGAGCCACAGAGACATCCCTCACATTCTTACACTTCCCACGGAGGGGGAAGACCCCATAGTGGTCCCTTCCAACCACAGAGAGACCCGCGACCGCCAAGGTCTTCGCTGAATCACCCTCTGTCACGATGAGTGTACATTTCCCAGACTGTGCGGTGCCAGCCTTGTTCGCGTCGTCCAACTTGGGGATCCCCGTGATCTTGGACTTCCGGGCACCGTCAGACTTTTTGAGTTCCTTCATCTCCTTAAACTTCGAGAGTGCCAGAAGTTCATCTTGAATCCCAGTCTTTAGGGCATTCTTGATGAAGTTCTTCGGGGGATCAAACTTTGAGCCAAAGTCTTGGGACTTTGAGGTGCATTCAGACTTGACCTGGCTCGAGAACGTTGGGTTCTCGAGGGTCGCCTTGACGAAGATGTTGAACGTGTTCTTAACCTGTTGGGGCTTCAGTTTGATCTTCTTCGCCATGTCCTCGATGATTCCATTGGCCACTAGGGATGCCACGTGGTCTACGTGGTTACCACCCTTAGTCGTGCAGATACCATTTACGAAGGACACCTGTTCCATACCATTCTCAGCTGGACCGATACACACAGACCACCTGTCAGATACGACGGAGCACACATTCTCGACACCCTCGTGCATCTTTGCGTAGGCTTCGAAGGACGTCTTTGGGAGAACATCTCCATTGAACTTCACCTTACAGTTGGGGGTCGTGCAGATGTTTGCATCCCAAACCCTCTTTTGGAAAATCTGGTAAATTGACTCGTCCATCTTGGACATCCCAAATCTCTTCCAGTCAGGGGTGAAAGTCACAGACACAGATGACGTGGCACCCGCGTGCTTCTTAATCTTGGGTTGATGACAGGTTGTCATGTTGTTGGACCACCCCTGTGTGTAGGTCTGCTTCACTTCATGGTCCTTGATGATCACAGAGAAATCCGATGAGTAAATGTTGGTCAATTTGGCACCATAACCGTTTCGGCCACCAACGACACGCTTTTGGTTGTCATCATAGTTGGTACTCGTGAGGAGGTGACCGAAGGTGAGTTCGGGGTTCCATAGACCCTCCTTCTCATGCATTCGGACACCGATACCACCGAGGGGTCCGTTGTTCTCGATCGTGACAGAGCCTTGGTCCTTATCGATAGAGACGGAGATGGAGGTTACACCCTTGGGGTGGAGGGAGTTGCGGTCGATCGCATTGACGAGGATTTCATCAAAGATTTTCAAGAGAGCTGGGGAATACTTGAGATTCTTCTTGGTGAATGCATCACCTTGGAGAACCCAGTAGTGTTCCGTGCCAAGTTCAACTGGACCGACATAGGAATCAGGTCTCTTGAGAATGTGCTCGATGTGGGTGAGCTTTTGGACGCTCTCCATTTAGATATACTTATTACAATTCAAAACTCTAACTTAGGTTTTCATTCTCGGCGAGGAGGAGGAAACATCTGGATCGCCACTGATTCATCCCCACTATCATTTTCCCAGATGAGCTTGTCACAGAGAAACTCCGTCAAACAGTCTACATCTTCGTCTTCGTCCACCTCGAGGTCCACGTCACCATCGGTAGTGGAGTGATGAATAAACTTGAATGAAACTGGGGAACCTCCCTTTATAACAACCCCTTCCCATACTTTAAATTGCTTGTATGGATTTTCAGTATCCTTTTTTACTTCATTAATGTCCTTCCAATTTTCATATTCATCAATGTATTGTTTAAAATCTGTATCATAACATTCGTTATAGCGTTTTTGTACTTTCACATGCCAATACTCGTCTTCTGTGAATGGGTCCTCCATTTCCAGGTTCATTGGTTTAAAGTTTTTAACATCGAAACGGGTGGGCAGTTTTTTCAGTTCAGTGATATAAGATTCGGGAGGGGTAGTCATTTTAATATACTTATTACAATTCAAAACTCTAACTTAGGTTCAAACTTTTCACACACCTTTCTAAATCTGTATATACTCTTTTTAAAAATGTAAATTTTTTTACACCAATCTGTAAGGATTTGGGGTTTGGGTATATTGTTAGAAATGTATTCTAAATATTTTACATATTCTTCTAGCCTTATTTTAAATTCAAGTATATAAACTTTCTCTTCCAATGTGAGTATCCTTTTATACTTGATGAATGGTATACGAGAACGTTTGAGTTCTTCGATAACAGGTTCTTTAATGTTTTCTAGATTACAAAAATCATAGTCAATACAGTCTAGACTGTGGCGTGAGAGAAAATCTAAATTATTTATGACTACAACTTTCATATATTTTTGAATTTTATCCAACCTTTTTATATGTTTTGTGTGTATTAAAATTTTTCGAATGAAATCATTCCATTTGATCAGGTTACATGTTTCTGTACCAAGTTTAAACCAGAAATTATAATTTGGAATAATTCTAACTTCTTCTCTGCACATAGGACATGTAGAAGTATCGCGTAATCTTTTCGCACCACACGATCTACACTTATTATCAATCCATTCGTTTAAACATTCCCCGTGATATTTGTGACCACATGGTAATGATATTATACATTTGTTTGAATAGTCACAGCATATACTACACTCAAATGTTTCATCTAGTGGTTCTTCGGATGCCTGAACATAATGGGGAAGCAGATATTCATTAATTTCACACACCGGTATTTCCATATATTTATATACAATTTAAACCTTAAATCACATTCTATACTCATCCTTCTCCTTGTCTGAAAGTTTCCCCCACTCTTCACCAAGTTTTTTACCAATCTCACGAAATTTAAGTTCTGGGTTGGCAGCGACGATCTCGGGACGTTTCTCCTTACAGAAGGCAAAATAGGGATTGACTTTCTTGGCGGGTTCTTTCTTCTCAACAGGTTCTTTCTTCTCAACAGGTTCTTTCTTCTCAACAGGTTCTTTCTTCTTGACGGGCTCTTTCTTTTTGACGGGCTCTTTCTTTTTGACGGGTTCCTTCTTCTTGACAGGTTCCTTCTTCTTGACAGGTCCCTTCTTCTTGGTGGACTTCGTCACTGGAGTTAATAGTTTATAAATAATAAGAGTGGCGGCTAAAATTATAGTGGTTCCCACAATGACATTCATTACATGAATAATTATTTATTCTTTTAAGTTTCATATAAAAATTTCTTTAGATAGAATAGGAAAGATGTATACATACTTCATAGTTGCGATCTTTATTTTGGTTTTGGTTATGCAAAATAAATCTAGGGGAATGAAACAATCCATAGAGAAGTTGGTCAGACAATCGGCTCGTTACGCCACAGCGGCACAGCAGGATAAGTCTCCCGTGATCGCCGTGCTTCATGCCAACTATGCTGCGGCCTACCTATATGCTTTGAAGGATATTGCAACAGAGTCTCAAATTCATAATGCCACTGGTATAAATGTCAAGAAATTTAAGGAGCATGTATTGAATGTTCAAGATATGGTGACTAAAAAAACTACTGAATCTTGTCCAGAATTTGCAGGAAATGTTGACATATATTTGGCGGAAATAGGGGGTGAAGCTTGACAACCTAAGTCAGTAGATGGAAAGTAAAAAGTATCTCTAAAAATGGAAGTTATTCACGATACTCTTTGGGAAAGTTGTCTCAGTAATGCGGTGACTATGTACCGTCTTAGTGAGCCAGACGACAGGTGTTTTCATCTTGCGGATGCGACATGGAAGATGAAAATGCGATACTTGGAACATCAACAGAAAAAAGATATCCAGAAGATAGTGGTTTTGGAAAAGACTCCGGAGGTTATGACCGAGCAAAGGACATCCAAGAAGATTTGTTGTGCGGTGACGATGACGGGAAAGCCTTGTTCTTTCAAAGCGATCTGTGGAGATTATTGCAGAAAACATAGTGTGAAGAATAATTCAATTGGGGCGAAGGTTGATGTGTCTCAAATTAAAATAGTTGAATAATAGAAAGAAGATGTTAGACCAGGAAAGTCTTAGACCTGTAATATTATCGATGGCTATTTACATCATAATAAGTATCATCGTCCCCCGCATCGCCAAGAAACCTACCGGTATTCAAGTTATTGATGATCTCGTTATGACTATAATTGCACAAAGAGATTCACTTATGAGTGGCACGATCCTCATTGGTCTCATCACCCTCGCCACCAACTACATTCAGGAGGAATTCTTGTAAAACATTTTCCCCCCCAACAAGTTTTTTAGTGTGTTTGTGATCCATGTGGCGAACGCGATTATCATATGCGTGTCTCATGAATTCCAAGAGTTGGTCAAAGTTTGGCTTACCCCAAACCATACCCTTTTTGAAGAGGAAATCATCCTTCTCCAACTCCTGAAGTTCACAGTCAATGGTGTACGGTGTTTTTACATACTCTGATGCACCCCCATAATTTGTTATAATCACTGGTTTATCTCGCAGGGCAGCTTCGATAGCCCCCATACCTACACCTTCAGAGTGGGAAAAGTTCACGTAGCAATCTGAACGATTATGAATGTCATCCATTTCTTGATCAGAGATGACACCGTTTATAACTTCAACCCTTGGAAGTCTGATATCTACATCTTTACCACAAGTCGCTTTGACAATCAACCTCGTATTGTGTTCATTGAGTCTTATGAAGGCTTGTAAAATATCTTGGAACTTTTTTCGGGGATCCATAATGTTCCCAATGTGGTAGAATGTATATGGTTTTTCCCTTGGTTTTGGAATGTGAGCGTGAATAATATAGAATTCATTTTCAGTAAATTGTTTGGATAAAACGCGTTTACAAAACTCGCTAGGAACAGCGACTTTCTTAAATTCTTTCATGATGAGCTCATAATCCTCGTGTACGGTTTCAGTTTCACATACAGTCATACACGCTAAATTATTGACACGTGTTCGCACATACTTGAGATATTCTATATGTGGTTGTATGGGAAGCATGAAAATTAAGGCATGTTCAACCTCAGGAAGTTGACTTCCAAACATGTAATATTCCGAATTTGGAAATACATTGGTATATTTTTTTGCGTGATGACCAATACCCGTATTTAGTGCCGGTCCAATCACGATCATTTAGTATAAAGATAATCTTTCTTTTATATATATAATAATGGACGCTCTACGCAAAGAGATTGACGACGAAATCAAACGTACCCGCCTTGACAAAACACGATTGTATGACCTACTCTCGAAGATTATCGACCAGTGTGGTGGTTCAGCCGGAGAGGGCTCCGTTGGTCCAGCGGGTCCACCAGGTCCACCAGGTCCAGCGGGTCCAGCGGGTCCAGCGGGTCCGCCAGGTCCAGGTGCATCCGCGCCAGTCGAAGCTAAACCAGTGGTGAAGAAGGCTGCCCCCAAGAAAAAGGCGGCTTCTACGGCATAAAGAATACATACCAATAATTATATATGGCCACACTTATTCATACTTACAACTTGACAGGGGGTTCTGAGCGGGCTAAGCCTGTAAAGCGCCGACGGGTGACAGCCCTCGAAAGTCTTCAGCGTAAATCTGAAAAAGATACTTTGAAAATAAGTGAACTCCAGGAAGAGGTTAGAAAGCACAAGATGGCGCAAAAGAAACTTAAGATGTTGACACAGTGGAATTTACGTTCAACTGAGTCATCACTCAAAGATGTGCGGGACATTTTACATATACTAGAGGAGCTCTATGGAGAGTTTTCTTATGACGAACTTTAGGTAATGCGCGTGGTACAATGCCACTTTTGTATACAGAACCCATAAAAAGTCCAGCTGAGAGAGCGCGTGTGGGGGTAACACCAAATGTTGCTGGAATAGTATAGATACCATTTTTAATATCATCTTCCACATCTTCAATGTCTGCCATATTAGATACACTCGACGCTAGGAGTCCCATGGCAATCGTTTCATTTTCAATAACGTTCACGTGAGCTATGAGATGTGGTACAACACTGATAGCTCCCGCCCAAAATGTCCCCACGTAGAATGGTTTAAGTAGGGGTAAATTCTGTTTGAATGATGGATATATCAGGATAGAAAGAACTTCGGGTGCAATATATTTGGATTGATCAGAATACCAAAGAATTAGGTTTGCTAGTAGAAGAGCTCCTGCTATAGATTCGGGTGTGTCTTCGGTTTTACCATCGAGGTAACGATCACCTCCATACGCCCAACGAGCTGATGCCATGATGTATAGAAGTGGTAGGGGTTCGAGGGGTGTCCCTGAGCATATGGCTAATATACTCATGATAGTTCCTACACCCAGACCTGGTAACATTCTTTATGTAACAGGACTTTTATTTACCCAAAATATAAATCCACCCAATATGGATGCTAGAAATGCAACAAGAAGTCCAAATGAATATTTTTTGGGATTCTCTTCGGGTGGTTTATCTGGTAACTTTTGAACATTTTGGTTGAGAGTATCAATCTTTTTTAAAAGTTTTTCGAGTGCCATGAGGATTTGAAGTTCTCGATCTTTTGGTTTTTCTTTTACATTAACTGTAGTGATTTCTAGAATCATGTACCATTTTGAGTCTGGTTGAAGGGTCACATAGTCGCCATCATCCTGTTGTTCATATATGTTGAAGTTAAGTTTCTTAATGGATATAGGATTGAAATAATTAGTTTTTTGTTGGAAACGTTTCCACTGTTTGTCGCGAAGGACTGTATGTGATGAATGATTAAAATGTCTTTCTAATGGGACTCTTGCTAAAATTTGTCCATGCCTCTCGTCCAGTAGTTGAGCAACCTTTGGAATCTCCGGACAAACAATATCAACAAACTTAGCTATATCACTTGGATGACTGTCACTGGTTGGATTTGGGTCACCAACTTGTGTAATATAAAAGTCGACAATCTTGATACCAAGAACCCTACTCATATCTTCAACATGTGTATTTGATTCCAAATTGAGATCAAATGAAAATGTATTATTTGTTCCATTTACAAAATTAGAATCTATAAGAACATACTGAACCTTTTTAGGTATGTCGTCAAGGGACATTTTCTAATGTTAGTAAATATTATAATATATGTCACCATTTCATTCATTCATGTCTCTGGCGGGGGTACTTACTGCATGGATGGTACCAGAATATGTAAGAATGTTTAAGAGTATAAAAAGGAAGTGACATTCTATAGTATAATGTTGTTTCAGGCAATTGCCAACACCACCGTGGACATGGGTCCACATTACCTTACGAATATTTGTAAATGGGTGAAGTCTGCTGTATGGGATGCACCTTACAGGGTATATCTCGATGTTCAACTTGAGAGACAAAAGCTAGAACGAAACCTAAGTCTTCAGGAAAGTGACGATGAAAGTCATACCGATTAATGGACTACATTTCACTCCACTCTGACGAATTTGCAGTGGCTTTTTGCCAGGCTACTGCACCACTTTGTTCAGACGTTCAGCGTTTGATTTGGCGGGAAGTTATTTCACCCCCAGAGTTAAGAATTCCACCCCCTGCTCCAAAAAAATGTCCGAAATATTCAAGAACATGTTCGGTTTCTTTACCCAGAAATTTGTTCGGAAACAAGAGTACCAACTAGTTGAAAGCATAAATGAGTGTAATGAAAATATATGTATCGAATTTCCCATGGATGATAAAATTGTTCGTAATCAGCAGTTAAATATTCTCTATAAGAAGTGTAAAAGGTTGATATCATTCATATCGATGAGTGGTCGAGATCGTAGAATTCTAGATGAATTGGTTAACTTGACTGATGAGGTGAGAACTTCAATGTATAGAGAGTATGATACAAAATTTTTATTTGACAATTTTAGATTGATTCAGTCAAAGGCAAAATTGTCTTCAACTTCAACATTCAACCTAAGTCAAATGAATAAAATATAAAATATAAAAAATGGAACAACTCCGTAAACTCATGGAACTTGTAGACAAGAACGTCGGCACCATCCCAGAGGGGGACTACATAGAGATGTGTAACTCTATGAAAGCCATCCACGATCTTGTAAATGAGCCCAGACGCCTAAGATATGAACCCAGTATTTATTTGGGGTACGATACGAGTGTACCGATGACTAACGATGCATTATCTGGTGCACCCTTAGATTTCTATTCACAACCATATCCATATAGTGACACAGATTGGGCAACCATGGAGAGTTTAATGGATGAGGGGCATTCGGTTGTGAGAGCCGCAGAGTTATTGATCCAAGATATAATGATAGATCGGGGGTGTCTTCCGAATGAAGCAGCAAATCGTTTGATTGAGAGGGGTGAAGAACAAGAACATGTAGAAACAATTCGTTTAGTTGCATCAAACCTAAGTGCGACATTGTAATGTAAAATGTAAGAATGTCTGTTCAAGAACTTATGAGCCTCATTGATGAAAATTCTTCTTCAATCCCCGAAGGAGAATACCTTAAGATGTGTAATATAATGAAGCATCTCCATGGTCCCAAAGATACGTTGTGTGTTACACCGGATTTTTCGGAGCAGGAAATTGTTATAGATCGGAACTGTATAGATAAATGTTATCAGTGGATTATGACTATGTGTTACTATGACAATGTGAGTAACCACTACAAAAACATAAGTAAGCGGACTGAAGTAACACCTGCTCTCAAGGTGGACGCATTGGTAGAAATTGCCACTGCCCATGGTGTCACTTTGGAAGACTATACAATTTCAGAACTTCGTGCAAAGGTCTTCGAGATTGAAAATGAAAAGGAAATATACGAGAAGTTTCTTGCGAGAGAGGTTTTGGAGGCGGAACGGTCGGAGCGTGAATTGACTGGAGCAATCCAAAAAGCTCACACGGCTTACAGAGAGTTCTCGGAGTGTATGGGATACCAAGACCTATCATGGCTTATACACTGGGGTTCCCTCGCGAAGCGTTCATTTCGAAGTATTTTATCAAATCACACCTAAGTTGGGTTACAATAATATAAATATATCTCGAAAAATGTTCTCTACTCCGTTGACGATGTTTAATGTCCCCAGAATTGGAGTACATTCTCAACTGAAAAAGCGTGTGATCGAACTCGAAAACACTGTGAAACAACTTCAAGATGAGAACTTGCGTCTTGAACTCAGAAACGAGAAATTGTATGAGGAATTTGATGTACACCCATGGGGTTTATATATATTTTTCCTACTTCTTACAGTTACTATTGTGGCAACGGCGGTTTATTATCCATCTGTGGCGGGATTGGGTGTATTGTTTGTTTCATCTTACTTTCTACCCCCACTCCCCGAAGCTGTAGAGTCAAAGGAAACCTAAGTAGAAGATAGATTTGTAATTTTTATATCATTTTGAAAATGTCTCTTTCCAAAATAATGTCCCTCGTCGATGCCAACGCTGACAAACTTCCCGACGGTGCCTATCTGGAATTGTGCAACGAGTTGAAGGTGGTTTGGAAGCGTCAACCACCATCGGTACGGGTGGCGGAGGAGGCTAAGCAGAAGAAGATGGAGCGGCTCTATGGGTCTGTGTGCGAGTTCGAGGAGTACCTTCGCCACGTGGAAGAAGCGATGGAAGCTGATCAACGGTACAAAGAGTGGCTTTCGGATCTCGAGAACCTAGAGGGTGAGGTTCCCGAGAAGTACCACGCGATGTGCGTGAATGCCTATATCAATGAAGATGTTCCATGGGATCAGCAGCGTCACCTGCACGGGGTCTGTCATCAGTCTACCAGAAACGTCGAGGGGCTTCGTTTGGCTGGCGTTGACATTCCCGATGCTGAAGCGTTCTATGCTCATTGGTTCCCGAAGCTCAAGAATGAGTTTGTCGAAGAAGTCGAGAGACCGATGAGTGGTGGTGGTGCCGACTACGCGTGGTGCGAGTTTTCTCAGACGCCGGGTTTCGAAGACGCTCTGAGTCTCATTCAAAGGGGGCAACGGGCTATTGAATGGCGCCGAAGGCTCGAATATGGGGCATTCGAAGAGACGGATGGGGGTGTCTCTGGTGCTTGTGTTGAATTTCCAATGACCTTCGTGAAGCCCGTGGTGGAGGAGCAACCTGACTATCGCTAACCAAGGAGGTCAATTTCTTTTTCGTACGTTTGGGAGAGTAGAATAGTTTTTAGATCTCTTGTAAATGTGATGTATTTTTTTGGAATGTCTCCCCACAATCTCTCGTTTGAGACAAAGTCATCGACCCGATTATCTCTGAGGAGTGGTTCTAGGAGGATCCAATTGGGTTCGCTATACTTTATCTTCGTACACCCCCGACCAAACCTTCTTGCATATATGTACCACGCTGCGATACTTTTATATGTGTGAATTGGTCTCTTTCCCTGTTCTAAGCATCGACGTAGGGATGGAACGACGAAAGTGTGAAACTTTGTGAATCCATCCATACAGATTCTATCCAAGCTATCACCATTAGATTCACTTGAAATTCTTTCTTCAACCTGTTGCATGTAATCGTATAGATCGAAGGGAACTTCACTTTCTATGGATGGAACAATCTCTTCTGTTTGAAGTTTTCTAAAATGTTCTCGGTGCACTGAATTCGCCATAACTTGATCAAATGTGGAGTACCCTGCGAGGGCTCCGAGATAAGCGAGAGATGTATGCCCCCCATTGAGGATACGTATTTTTGTTTCTTCGTAGGGTTCGAGATTTGAAGTCAATGTGGCGCCAACTAGGGATAGGTCTGGGAATGTGGATGCAAAGTTATCTTCGATGACCCATTGAGAATACTCTTCAGTTTGGACAGGATTATTACCGTAACCTGGAAACATTTCTTCAATTTCTTCTTTCAAAAACTCTGTTGTTCTGGGTGTAATTCTATCTACCATACACGATGGGAATTTCACATTTTCCTTGACCCATATTGCCAGTTCATGTTGGTTTGTTTGGTAGAGGTAGGCTAAGAATTGTGTTTCGAGGACAAGACCATTTTGGCGGATATTGTCACAGCACATGATTGTGATGGGTGAGTTTCTGTTTCTGAGACCACATGCGAGATATTCAAATAGAGGAGAACCCGGAGAATACCCACTTTCTGTAACAGTGATAGATATGAGATGAACACTGGGAAGTGTGAGTAAGTGTTTGGCAATTGCTCTACTCTGTGTCCAATCTACGTAATCCAGGTGAGACCTCACCAACCTACATTGTGAGGGTGTTTTCAAAACATAGTCTTCTATTTCTCGGAATCCTTCATTTCTCAGATTGACGGCGACAATTCCCCAACTGAGGTCGCCAGTCTTTTCCATATAGTCGTCTATGTATACAGCCTGGTGTGCTCTGTGAAAGGCACCATAGCCAATATGTATTACACCAATTTGACATTCAGACTTGTCATAAGATGTTTTATACATTACCTTAATTAGTATTTGAAAAAAATACTTAGACAATAGAGACGTCTTGTGTTTAAGATGGATGACTTGTTAAAAGTTATGCAAATAGTAGACCAAAACTCCGAGAAGTTTGGGGATGGTCAGTATTTAGAAATTTGTAATCACTTGAAGAATGCGTATTCTACTAGGGCGGATCCGGTATATCTTTTTAATTACGGGGAGATGAGAAGGGGGGAGGGTCCTTTATTTTTTGAGTCACTTTACGATAAAGCTATTGATGCAGACTATAATTTCCTCCATGGACAGATTGACTATTTACAAAAGGAGCGTACTGAATATAGAAAGCTTGTTCGATTGACTAAGCGAATAAAGCTCGAGGCACAATATGAGTACTGTGAGATGATGGGATTAAACGACGCTGAGTGGGAGGCATTAACTCCAGAAGTAAAACATAGAATATATAATCGTTATTTACTTCACGAGAATCAATTCCGGGAAAAATATAGAGATTCTATTTCACAACAGATCGGATGGCTTCAAGATGCTATAGAAAAGTTAGATGATGTGTAATTAAAAACTTTTTGTATATAAATGGAGCACCTAAAGGAGGTGATGCAACACATTGACAACAATTCAGAACACCTACCGGAGGGTGAATATCTGAAAATATGTCGATGTTTGCATAAAGTCTTTAAGTCTTACCCTGAGCAGAGAGAATCTATTTCATCTAGTCTCCTTTATGATGGATTAGCATGGCCTCCACCTTTCCGTTTATACGATATCTGGAATCAAGTTCAACAATTGAGACGCGACCTCAGTGAATGTAGAAATCAGACTGAATTTTTTAGTATACGCGCCGATTCTGATAGACTGAAACAGACATACATAGAACTCGTAGATTCAACAACTACTGATCCGAGGTTGAGATCTGCTTGGATATCTAGAATTTAAACCTAAGTTGAATGAAAAAAATAAAAAACCAAAACAAAAAAATGGAAGACCTCCGAGACCTCATGGCCGAACTCGATACCATTTCCAAGTCAATTCCAGAGGGGAGTTACTTGAAAATGTGTGACCTCATGAAGGGTGTTCACGATGGAATATCCAATGCTGCACGGACTGTTGATCGTCTCGGAGAGATGCTTTACCAAGAACGTATTGAGATTCTCAACGATCAAAATCCACCCACGACTGATTCTAGAAGTCTTCCAGTGATTCCCCCGTTCCAAGTGGTTCAAATACCAGTCCCTGATGAGAATGATTTACGGCACTATGATGAAATTATTATGAAGATCAAGCAGGTTGAGGATCGTTTGAAGAAGACTAAAATCAGGAAGAATATCACTGAAACTGTAAAGAGGGATGCAGTAAAAGAGATGTCTCGGATATTAAATATGCCTCTTCGACGATTCACAATTGAGGAACTTCGTGAGAAGGGGGGTGTGATCAGAGATGAGAGGGCTTTTTACAAGAGTTACATTCAACGAACAAATCTTGTAAATCGGGAACTCATTCAGGAAATGAATGACGAGTTGGATGACTTGTATATGGCTAGGAATGATCTTAGTGTGATGTTTGGTTTGGCTTAGTAAGTGGTCTTACACCACCACTTGTTACCGCCAGTGTATTCGAAGATGATGTGGATGAGGGCACCCGCGATGAGGTGGAGAATGGGGGACTCTAGGCTTGGGTCAACCTTATTGATACCGTAGATGAGGGTGGCATTCATCACACCTATGACGAGAGCTTCGATAGCAACATTAATAGCTGGTCTGTTCATTTAGTGTATGTAATGAAAAAAAATGTTGACAAATAATAAAATGAATGTTCATTTGGAAGTTATGTTAAGATCTCTTGCGATATTTCTTTCAGTATTTTTCACGATTCGATGGGGAAATGTTCGTGGAACATGGTATGATGTGTATATGTTTGTGATGGCGGTAGTTGGTGCTATAATCGCAAATTATTATTAACACTTTTTTTCTGATATATAGTAAGTAACAATGTTTGTGGTATTATTCTTATTATTATTTGTCATATCTATAGGTGTGGGTGCATTTATGTATGTGAAAATAAACAGCGAAAAAGAGCCCGAACCAGAAACAACTTCGGGTAAAGAAAGTCCACAGGTGAACGATCTTAGTGAACCCAAACCAGAACCAGTAGATTGTAAATATGAATGGTCAGATTGGTCAGAGTGTTCAACTGAATGTGGTCCGGGTACTATATCGAGAACACTCAAAATTATTGAAAAACCGCAAAATGGTGGCAAAATGTGTCCACCATTAACAGAAACTTCTCCATGCCCTAATAGTAAGCCATGTGTTCCAATTGATTGTAAAGGTGAATGGGACAAAACAACGGGAGGTTTAATTTGGGACTATGGCGATAGTGTTTTTTATGATGTTACAGATAAAAAGCAATGTGTATATGCAAAAAGATATATTCATAAACAAAAGGCTAAATATGGTGGTAAAGAGTGTATTCTTCCAGATCGTTATCCATTAATTCCGATCTTTGACGAGAGATTCCGCCCGCAGACGGGCCATCGCGGCGGGGGGTGGCTTACTTACGGGCCAAAAGTGGATAAAAATGACGAATGTCCTTTGACTGCAACTTGGGATCCACCCGAAACTGTTTTCGATGGTCAATTAAATTTATCGAACTTTTAAAAAAAATAATGAGTTATTATAACATGGTAATAGTTTTAATTATTTTACTTTTAGTGTGCATTGTGTTTGGTGGGGTTTATTTATATACAAATAGAGAAACACCAGCACCAGCACCAGCACCAGCACCAGCACCAGCACCAGCACCAGCACCAGTACCAGTATCAGAACTAGAACCAGATTCGGAACCAGTTCATTGTGAGTATACACTTGGTGAGTGGAGTGAGTGTTCAGCTGGATGTGTAAATCAATCGAATAAAATATACGACGACGATGGTAAACGTCGAGCAACAGTCCTTGATTACGATCCACCATCTAAAGGTGTGAGGAGACGTAGTATGACGATTACAAAAGAACCCAAAAATGGTGGTAAAAAGTGTCCAGAATCGACAAGTTCTTTATTGAGGCAGGCGTGCGTCGGAAGTTATGGAGTGTGGAAGCCTTGGACTCAGGTACAAATGGGCAAATGTGGAAACGGGCAGATTCAGAAAAAATTTGATATACTTTATAAGGGTGACGATGAAGGAAGGTCTTGTTCTTATCAATATCCAGACGAAAATATTAAGGTTGCTTGTTTAGAGTCCAGCTCTGGACGTTGGCGTAAAGATTTACGACCTGACACTGGGTGCTGGGGGGCAAGTGATTGTTATAATTTTGGTAGTGGGTACCTCGTCCCCGGTGTATGTTGGCCGAAAGGTGCGGTAAACAAATCAAGACGACCCGGGGTTGAATCAGATGGAAAATGTCCGAGTGGATCAGCGAACTGGGACGCATATAACCCTTAAGCAAAATACATTATTAGACCTAAGTGACAAAACAATCTGTAATAATTAAGTAAAAATGGAGTCTCCAATAGATCCCGAAGTTCTTATTCAATTATTACAAGAAGTTCGTTCTCTCCGCGATGAGATTGCTGATTTAAAAAATATACAACCAATTGTTGAAAAAAAGATATGCAAGGGTGTGACGGGGAAGGGTACTGTATGTAGGAATGGTGCGGCGCCCGGTTCTGATTACTGTAGAATGCATTGTGAGAAAACCGAGAGACCCGAAAAACCTAAAAAAGTCAAGAAGGCTAAGAAGCTCAAAAAAATCCAACCTGAGCACACACATGCTTTGGGTGAAGAACCTATTGGTATTTGTCCATTATGTGAAACACACGGAAATGTGATGGATGATACGTTACCAGATTGTGAGTTTAAGGGGGATGAAAGTTTTGAGGAAAAGTTAAAAGAACTTTTGAAAGAAAATGTTATTGAATAGTAAGATGTTAGTGGTTGTAATAATATTTATTTTGACATTCGCCCTAATAGGTGGAGTCGTATACTTTTCATCGAAAAAGAATGAAGAACCACAAATATCTGACTCAGGTGGGTCGTTGGCACCCACAGACGAGTCCACTCCCTTGGAAGAAGAACCAGAGTCAGTACCAGAGGGTAATCTAGCTCCAACGGGATCTACATACCCAAAGGCGAGATATGTCAAAGTGAGTAAGAATGCTCTTATTGAAAAGTGGGAGGAAAGACCGATAATCTTGAACGAGGTATATGTATATGGTAAAGATGGTAAGAACATTGCATTGAAAAAACCCATCGCTACCAACTCTTCGGGGAGGAGAACTTTATCTGCATTCAATGATGGTGACGAGATGACCCTGGGTAACACTGTAACGGATGATAAGAATGACAACCAGCCTAACCGACAACATATAGAAATTGATTTGGGTTCTGTGCAGGAGATACAGAGTGTTGTCTTACTTATGAAAGGAATAGATAAGGGTTTATTGGTTACATTATTTGATGATAAACTTAATGTTGTATCGATGACAAGAGAACTTACTATAGAAGATACCAATAAAGGTTCTAAACACAAGTTTGACTTTGGTACAAGTAAATGGTCGGTATTACCAGTAGACTGTGTGGGTAAATGGGGTGAATGGTCACAATGTTCGGCTTCATGTGTGACGGATGGTAGTGGTTCCAAAACAGGGATACAGAAGCGTGATTGGATTACACTTAGAAAGGCTGAAAATGGTGGTAAGGCGTGTGTGTACGACCTCAACAAAGATGGAGCTAAAGAATGTAAAACAAGTGCGGGAACTTGGACTTCATGGAGTGGTTGTCAGAGAGATACGATGAAATGTGAAGGATTTAAATATAAAAAATTTGAATTGACTGAGGAGGGGAGTGACGGGGGTTTGGATTGTCCAAGGGGTCTTGATGGTGTAAGAGTTTTACCATGTGTTTCTAGGTGGGCAGGCGCTTATAACTATGCTATAGATTGCATGAACGTGTACTATCGAGTTCATCCATATCCAGGTGGTGGCACGCAAGATACTGCACAGTGGATGATAGATGAAGACCTATACGCTTCGATACAGAACCTCGATAAGGGAGTAATAGGAACTGTACAAAAATACCTTGGTATCATTAAACCCGACACAAGGCCCGTACCGATAATGTGTGAAGGAAATTGGAATCGCTACGCATATGCAAAAACTGGTAAGATTCCGGGTATTAACGACGCCTATCCAAAGTGTAACGGAGGGAGGTTAACAACGGCCGAGGCTCGGAAGCTTGATCTTGAAATGATTGAAAAAGAAAAAGAATTTACTGCAACTAATCCCAAACCGTTTAGAAAAATTACTTTATAGGCCTAAGTGAAAAGAAGGAAAGGAAAAGGACATTCAAAAAGGGAACAACTATGTACACTCAAGGCTTGGGGCAACCGCGAATGACCGTTGAAGAACGCATCTTCGACATGATGGCACAACTGGACGAGCACTCGGAAAAGATCCCCGAGGGCATGTACCTGCAGTTCTGCGATCATCTGAAGGTCTTTCACCAGAACTATGAAAACGAAAAGAAGGGGGTGGCGGCGGAGGAGGTTGCAGGGCAACTTTGGGTGTTCGCGAACGCCGAAGATTTTCGGGAGGAGAACGAGAGGTTGGAGGCGATGTTTGCGCGGCCTCGTGGTCCGAGGAGGTGTGGGTGCTGTCGACAGGTGGGGCACGACCGTCGGACTTGCCCCCAGTGGGTTCGAGAACTGGCTGATGCGACGGTTCGCGTTCGCGGATTGGTCTAAAATAGGCTTGAAAGTTTAATAAAATCTAAGAAGTCTGGGGTCGCTACGCTCCGGTCACGGCCGCGGGTTGGTCTAAAATAGGCTTGAAAGTTTAATAAAATCTAAGAAGTCTGGGGTCGCTACGCTCCGGTCACGGCCGCGGGTTGGTCTAAAATAGACATACCTCGTGCTTGATGTAGGAGGTAGACCAAATCCTTACCAAATCACGAGAGATGACGACAGCCACACAAAATGCTCCAGCCTGGGGTTTG